AGCATCTCTTATTGGTGGATAGATCTCTTTATAAGCTGTTGTAGAATTGCCAATAAAGTTATCTTGTGAAGTCTTTCCAACAAGCAAGCACCCTGCTGTGTCATCATCATCATTACCTATATGCCACAAAATGTATTCAAAATTAGGTACTTCATTAACATAAATCATTCCTTTATGGAACTCTGCACCAAACTTAGATAGGTATCTTGTATGAAAGCCACCCTCACTTCTTAAACTTAATTTATATTTTCCTGATGGGATTCTTGTTTCTCCCCATTGTTTTACTGTTCTAGCTTCATCCTCTAATGTGTAACAAAGAAAGGATCTAACATTATCTGTTACATCAAACAATAGCCCTGTAGTGAAGTCATCTGAGCTATTAAATCTTAATACTTCAAGTTTCATATTTACCTTATAACCTTAATATAGTCCCACTTAGCTTCTCCTCCAATTACAAAAGTTAGCATTCCTGCCCTAGATTTGTCCCCTTTTGTATTTTCAAACCATTCTGAGCCTGAATCTAATGTTGGAGCTTGTAGTATTAACCTATCAGAGCTTTCATAAGCAGAAAAATAATGGTAATGCCCATGTAAAACTATATCTGCATCAGCAGTTGCATTTCTAGAAAAAGCTTGATCTGATAGCCATTTTCTTGCTTTAGCTTGTGAATTCCCTGCTCCCCTCATTTGGTGCCCATGTAATAGCAAGATGACAACATCTGAAATTTCTATTGTTAAGTGCAATTCATTGTCTGGAATAATAAAATCTAAACTTTTACTGTATGCAGGAGATTCTTTAAATATTTCCTGAAGCTCCTCAGCTAACATCACATCTTTATTATCTGCAAAAGTTGTATAAGCTCTCCCATTCTTTCTGTTTTCTCCATGATTACCACCAATAAAACAAACTACACCCTTACTAAACAATGGCATAATTTCTTTAATTATTGTATAAATCATTCTCCTAGCTACCTTTTGTTGTGATCTTTCATCCATTATTGTGGAAAATTCTTGCATATTGTAATGATTTGAACAGGATTCTAAAAGATCCCCAAGTCCAGCAAACAATACCTGTTCTAATGGCTCTACTTTTTGTATCTGCTTAATCTGTGCCTTAATCTTAGGAATATAGTCTATAAACCTCTCTATTGCCTCCTCAGTACCCTCTTTTCCTATTTGAAAATCTGCTAGTGCAATAACAAAAGTTTTAGAGTCTTTTACAGGCTTTTTTTTATCTTGTTTCTTTAACCTACCTGCACTTGCTAAAAGCTTCTTAAAGTCCTCATCAGGCATATATTCATCACTAGAAACTATTTTTGCTTTGAAGTAATAAAGCCTCTCTATATTGCCATTACCAATATTGGAATCCCAATACCTTATTTCTGCTTGATTCTCCAGAACTTTATATTTATGAGCATCTTTACCAAAATAAGACTCTAATTGCTCTTTCCAATCAATGTCATTAGATTTCTGAGGTTGAGATACTATCTCTCCAGATCTTGTAGCTTGATTAAAAGAAGCTGATGGCTCAAAGCCTTTAGGATGATTTACTTTCTTTTTAGACTTTCTAGGATCTCTATCCTGTACAGTTTCAGCAAACTTTTTAAGGTTATTTGATTCTACCATCTCTATAATCCCTAAAATATCTCCTTACTGTGTTGTAATTAAGATGTTGAAATTGCTCATAAGTATCTACAATATATTGAGCTGCTAGAGTATCTGAAATGTATTCTGATTCAGCTTCTTTTGCCACTTCAAGAAAGATTTTCTTTGCATCTGGATCATCTAATATAAATCTAGTTGCTGAATACTGCCCTGTAGGCTTCTTTCCCTGCTGTTCAGAGTATTGTAATAAAGTCATTATTCAACCTCCTATAAGTCTAGGATAGACTAAACCTAAGACAAATTTATGGTTTTGGGTATTTATCTTTTATTGGCTTAATAATATCTGATTTCCAAGCTTCTAATCCATTATGAAAAATATAGTCTAATTGATCCTCAAGTGCAGGATATTCTTTTTTTCTGTTTTCTTTATATTCATTATCCTCTTTATTTTTAGCTGATTCTGCTGAATAAGTAAGCCACAAATCATAATCATCTCCTGTTATAGCTTCTTTTTTGCCATTGTTATAAAAATATATAGATCCCTCTGGAGAAGCTAATTTAATTTGTTCTTTGTGTTGATTAAGTGTTGCCATTAGCTATTCCTATATCCATAAACTTTATAAGTTCCTGAAAGAGTTTGTGATCCAACAGTAAATATTCTAAATCCATCAAAAGCTGTTGTTTCATCTTTAACCCCTCCACCTGTAGCAGTATTATATTCAGAATCATTATAATGACTAGCTAACTTATACATCATTTGAGTTCTTGCACTTACTTGAGGAGTAATTACTTCTATTTCTGTACTAAAAGCACTTGCATTTATAAAACCACCAACAATTTCAAAATAAGCAGAATCTAATGCTGCAACCACACTATGACCTGCACCACCTATATAAAATATATTAAGCACAGACCAATCAGTATTGCCTGTAGTATCAGTAGAGCCTGAAGCCCTCATCTGTATTCTTAACTCCTCAACATTAGAAGTATCTCCAACTCCATCTACAATTATTTTATAGTTTCTATATTCAGAAGTGAAACATCCATCAACATTAAAACCTGTAACAGTAGAAAATGTTCCATTAGCTACTAAATTTAATCCACTTGTTCCAACTTCTGCCCAAGCTGATCCTGTCCAAACTTTTAAGGCATCTGCTCCTGTGTCAAAGAACTGAGTTCCCTCTACTTTTCTAGTTAATGCAGAGTTTGCTGCTGACTCACTTGCAAAAATAAAAGCTATACTATCTTGAATATCTTGAAAAAGAGCCTCTGTTACTAGCTCTCCCTCTGACCAATCTTTCCATGCTCCCTGTGCCATATTTCTATTCTACTCCTTAAAATCCTAGTTTAGTAGTTTCTTGAAGTTCTGAGTTACCTGCTAAACCAAGCAACCAAAAGCCTAACTCAGTTGCAGGGCTTGTATTAATACTCCAAGTCCAAGTCTTATTCTTAGCATCTATTTTATGTGCTATTCTCTGAATATTAACAGTAGTTGTTAAAGTATCTCCATTTGGTAAAGGAATTTTTGCTAAGTATCTTTCAAATAGTTCTGCTCCAAGTGCATGTGTCCAAATAGCTGTATTAGATTTAGGAGAAAAAATCATTGAATCAATTCTCTCTCCAACATCTCCAAATTTAGCAAGTAACTGATTAGCAACAGATAGAGCATCAGTATCATTTATTTGTAATTGTCCTGTTCTTTTTACAACCCTAGATCCATATTTAGTTATTGAAGTGCTATTTTGTGCAGTTTGTTCTGAGCCACCTGTTCTTGTTAATCTCCAATCATTTCTTAGTAAAACATTATCAAAGTTCAGAGCAACATCATTATAAGGTATTTCTCCTCCACCAAGTCCAAAAGTACCTTTAACAGTTTGTGTAAGTAATTGAGTTCTCCTGTTATTGAATTTAACATCTCCATCCTTAGCTATAAAGATCTCTCCACCCTCACCCTTTGCAGTAAGTCTTAGAGCTGCAAGTGCATCATTATCATCTGTAACAGCTTGAACATTTAAAACACCTGTAGCAATATCTCTTTTAGAAGCACTCCATCCAATATCATTAAGAATATTTGTAACTCTTACAGAGCTTAATTCCTGTGATTCATTGTCTGTATGCCTAGCAAGTTTAAATAAAGCTAGAGCATCTAAGGCTGTAACAGTTGTGATACTTTGATTACCAGAAGCAATAAACTGCTGAGGAAACTGCTCTATAAAACCCTCAAATAATCTATAAGTTGTTGAATCATATACAGCAGAAATCCTTATTGGCTTATTAGGAACTACATTAGGAGCATAAGGAGATGAAGTATTTGTAGGATCAAATCTCCTATCTTGATTATTAAATACTACTTTTGCAGAGCCTGTTCCTATTTCAGATAAAGCTTGTTGCCTACCTCTTTTAATATCTATCTTAAGAACATAAGCTGAAACATCTGTATAACTATATGAGCTGTCATAAGGATTAGAAGCAAAGCCAATCTCAACAGTTAAATTAACATTAGAATCAAAAGCAACAGACATTATTCTACAATAAGAGTATTACCTCTCTCCTGTATCTTAATAACTTCTTTCTGGATTACTTCTCCAAGTGCATCTGTTAGATTAAGATTAATTTCTCCAGATACTCCTCCATTAGTATTTCTTTCTGTTGTAGAAAAATCAGTTACAGGTAAAGCTGGAACTTCTGATGTAACATTACTTGTTCCTATTCCTCCTCCTCCTGCCATTTCTACAGCTCTAAATTGTGAAAGTAAAGCTCCTTGATCTATAAGTTTTTTATTAGCATTAGCCTGTTGATTAGTTAAATCTATTGACTCTACTAATTTTTCATTTCTTGTCTTTATTGCTAATTCTTGATTTTTTATAGCACTTTGTAAGTTATCCTCTGCAATAGTCAAAGCATCTTGAGCTAGTTTTAATCTGTCTGAGTCATTAGCTAATTCAAATTCAGCTTCTGCTAATTCTGCTTGTGCTAAAGCTAGATCCAATGAAACATCTTTTCCTGCTTCTTGAGCTTGTGTCAATAATGCTATTTGTGTTTGTAGTTCAGCTTTTGTTATTGCTGCTTCTGCATCTCTTACATTTTCTTGAATTTGTAACTCTTGAACTTCTTTTGATGCTTGATTTTTATTTCTTGTTGCTACTGCTACATCATTATTTGCAGAAGTAATTAATTTTAAAAGTTTATTTCTATCAGTTTCTAATTGAATATTTGTTAATAATAAGCTATTTTGTTCTCCAAAAAGTGGATTAAGAAACTTATCTATAGTATCTGCAACCTTTTTATATTGAACTTGTTGCTTTAGTGCTACTTGTCTTGATTTTTCTTGTTGTTTAGTTAAAAATGCTGTTTGAACAGCAGATAAGTTAGCTTTATCTATGTATCTATCTTGTACTACTTGATTATCTCTGTAAACATCTGCCCACTCCTCTAATGTTTTTTTATTGCCAAATAAAAAGAAACTAAGTAAAGATGTTTCCTCTTTAAATTGTTTAAATCCTAATGTAATATCAGAAACTTGCTTAAAGAATCCACCAAATCCCTGTATTAATGCAGGAGCTATTTCAAAAGCAAACTCTCTAAATATTGGTAGTAGTTCAGTAGCAACAGGAATAAGTTCTTGTCCTATTTCCTCATTAAGTTGCCTCAGCTCTGCATTTAAAGCTCTTGATTGATTAGCAAAAGAAGCTGTTGTTCTATCTAGATCCCCAATCTGAACTGCTGCTTTTTCTTGTATTAAAGCAAGAGTTGCTAATGCTTTTTCTTGTCTATTTAAAGAATCTGCACTATCTTTTCCTGTTTGTTCAAAAGCTTTAGTCTGTACATCAGCTTCTGTAATAGCTATACCATAAGTTTTAAGAGCTTCTCTTTCTCCAACTAATGCTGATCTAAATGCTTGAAGTACAGGCTCTGCACCTGCTGAAATGTTAGAAAAGGATGCAACATCTGCTGCAATCTTTGTTAATTCTATTGATAAATCTGCTGAGGCTTCTTGTGTGAAACCTATACCCTGTGCAACTGCACCTAATGTTGCTTGAAGTTGTTGTGCTTCTCCTACAGTTAATCCTGCTTTATTAGCAAAATCCTCTAAAAATAATGTTGCTCTAGCTGCTGCTGTTCCAAAAGTTGTATCAAAAGCAGCTCCTGCTTCCTCTGCTGATACTGCTGCATCTAATGCAGATTTTGAAAAGTCTAATACTGATTTTGCAGCAAATATTGCTCCACCTGCAATAGCACCTTTTTTAAGGCTAGACATACCTGCAGCAAATTTTGCATTAGCTTTAGTGTTCTTTTCTACCTGATTATGAGTTTTTTTAGCACTATCAGAAACATCATCTAATGCTTTTGCAACTTTATTAGCACCAATAATCTTGATGAACATTTCAAGAGTTGTTCTAGCCATTTAGTTATCTCCTCAGTTTTCCTCTAGCATTAGCTTCTGTGATAGCTTTCTGCTCTTTTTTGTTTCTATCTATGTAGTATAACTTCCAAGACTCAAATTCTTGCATACTCATTGATTTTCTTAAAGCATCAACTGTCATGCCTAGATCTAAAGCTAGTCTATATTCAAAAGCCAACTCTCCATTATTCTGGAAACTCAGAAGCTATAGAAGCTTGATCCTCCTTAGTCCAAGCCATACATCTATAAATCCCTATAAGAATTTTATCTACTATTGATGGTGTTGCTTTACTATAAAACTGCTCAACTTGTTCTAAATCATCAAGCTTTGGATCTTTAAGTCCTTTAAGAAGTAAATATTTCTCAAAGAGAACTTCATCTCTAACATCCTCAACCTCTGAAAGTTCATTGATTTCAACTGTATCTGCTTTAGTTAATCCTATAACTAATACAGTTGCATCCCATTCAGGGATTTCAATTTCTTTTTCTGGTAAAGATGGTGCATTAGATATATCATCTATGCTAAGTCTTTTCATCTCAGCCTCCTGTTTGGATTATTTAGTTATTATTCTAAACAGTTCCCTCAGTTACATCTCCACTAACTTGAAAAGCTGCTGAGAAGCTTACTGCTCCTCCAACATCTGGTGTTCTATCATAAGATGTCATAATTACTTTTCCTGTAGCTTTTGGAAGTCCTGATGTTGTACCTATTGGGTAGAACTCAAAATCAACCTCAACTCCTAGTATAGCTTTGAGATAACCATCAACAGTTGCATCAAAAGAGCCTGATATAGTGATACTTGCATCCTTTAGTCCTGCTACAAAAGCTTTAGAACTATTAGAAAATGCAGAAACTTCAGCTACATCAGCAGTTCTTGAAACAGCAACATCTGTAAGAACATTAGAAATATCTCTTAATGATCCTCCAGAGTCATCTATTTTAAAAGCTGCACTTTTTCCATGTGTAAATGTTGGCATTTATCCTCTCCTCTTTTTCCTTAATTTATCCCTGTGCAAATCCTACTGCTACTGTAAAACTAGGGTTAGTTCCTCCTATTGTTAGAACTGCTCTAGCATACCTAGCAGGTGCAGATGCACTTGTCTTGACTTCTGAAGTAACTCCTGTTGCCTGAGTAAATGTAATATAATCAGAAAAGGAACTGTTATCAGAACTTGTTTGAATCTTAGCATCTAATGTTGGGCTAGTTCCACTTGCTGCTGTAACATGTAAAACTGCTCCTCCTCCATTAGTTCCTGCTGCTCCAAAATCTACTGATGTTTGAGTTGATGTTGATGTAAAAGCTGCTGGAGCTACCATACTTTTACCATTAAAAGCATCTCCATCAAATTGGAATGCTATTGCAACTGAAACTATTCCTCCAACATCTGCTGATCTATCATAAGATGTTGCAATAGTAGTTCCAAAAGATACAGCATCCCCTCTTGTATATCCAATAGGTGCTATAGAGAATGCTGCACCAGATCCACCAAGTTGAGCTAAATACTCTGCATTGGCATCTGGAGATGATGTTGTAAAGTAACCAGATAAGGTAGCTGTGCCATCCTTTAAGCCACTTACAAAAGATTTTGATGATGATGAAAAAGTGCTTGTTTCAGCTACATCAGCTGTAAGTGAAAGACTTGCATCTGTTAATGTGTTTGAAAGATTAGTGTTATCTAAAATAACTACTGCATCTTTACCATGTGAAAAACTAGGCATCTATTTCTCCTCTATCCAAGCTTCATTTTCTACTGTTGATGGATCATCTTTAACAAATTTACCATCATTAGTTCTAGCTCTTTTCATTTTACTATCAACTTTTTGTGCTGCATTATTCTTAATCAATGCTTTAGCTATTTTATCAGGCAAGTCCAAAATTTCTCCTGCTTCTGCTCTTACTTCTTTTTTATCAAGTAGGAAATCACTTCCTAATAATATTTTAATTTTCATGCTATTACCTCTATATTGAATGTTACACCAAGAAAGCTAGTTCCCTGTGTTACTTCATACTCTCCATAATCAGTTGCACTTATTACTCTAACAGACATAGCTGCACCTCCCAAAGTTGGATCTCCCTCAATAGCAGCTTTAATAGATGTTGAGCCTGTTGAAGCTAAAAAAGCATCTACCTCATCTTGTGAAGTCTGAGCATCAATTCTTGATATATATACAACAATAGGGATTTCATAAGTATCTGCACCTCTAGCCATTGTTGAATCATAGTTAAGTGTATTTAATGGAGCTACTAAAGCTATAGGAGGAACTATATAATCTGGTACAAACTCACTTGCAGTTAGTCCAGAAATAGTTTCTAATCTTGTTTTAAGTCCATCTCTAATACTTGTCAAAGTTGCCATTATCTAACACTCCTAGCTATATCTTTTGCAATTAATTCTAACATCTCTTGCCCTCTGTCCTTTATCTCTTTTTGTTTCTCATAGACTACACCACCAATAAATGGCTTCATTTTTAAACCTCTTTTAGATATTGCTCTAGCAACAACAAAAGCATTCATTTTAGGTTGTCCTCTCTTAGCCCACTTAGCAAGACTAGATCCCTCTTGATAAGGTGGAAAGAATGGTCTAGTTCTCCTAACAGGGCTAAATCCTCTATAAATTGGCTTTCCATGTATAAAAGGTGCATATTGTTTATCAGTAGCTAATTTAAACCCCTCTGACATTCTAAGCCTGTTTGTATTACCTAACTTAGCTGTGAAGACACTTCTCCTAGTTGCTCCTGTGTTTTTATTACCTCTACCTGCTTGAGATCTAGGAGATGGCTTATTTGATAGTGAATTTAAAGAATCTTGCTTAAGTTCTTTTGCTAGTTCATTAAAATAATCTGTACTTCTTTTATTCCAGATTGTCTGTGAATTTATAGATCTAGATAAGTCCAAAGCTCCATTTAGAGTAAGTTTCATCTGTCATACTGTCTATTGGTATTGATTGCAGTAAGTCCAACATAAGGTCTGCCTGATGCAAGAGTTATTGTTGTTTTCTTAAATGATTTAACTAAATTCTTAACATCTGGATCAAGTTCTGATAAAAATACCACAGCAGGTTGTCCTGTTTCTGGATTACCAGAAAAACCCATTGGGCTATTTTTTCTCTGAAAGAATCTTGAGGCTTGAATTAGTGTTGCTTGTGCAACTGCAGCAGGAACAGGATTTGCTCCCTCTTGTATTGGGCTACCAAACTTAGCTGTAATTGATAAACCCTGTCTATGTTCTGTAGGTAAAACTTTACCTGATTTCTCTAAAGCCATAATTATTTTTGTAAATGGCAATATAGGATCTACTTTATCTGCATTGTAAGGTGCTAAATAATAATCTGTATTTAAAGTAAGTGTTTCATTTACTGAGCCATCAGCATTTAATGTTTTAACTATAAGCCCTGTTGTTGTAGCAATATCATCAACATCTGCATAATCCATAAATTCACAATCATATAATCTAGTTTCTACTGAGCCTGAGATTGTAAATTGTCTGCCTGTATAGGCATCAATAGCAGCAGAAGCAGCATCAAGTGCAACATCTAAATTATTATCTTGTCCTGTACCAGATAAGCCCATCCAAGTTTTTAAAGTGTTCTTATCTACATATTGATGGCTCATTTAACTCCTCATCAAGATCATCCAATAAAGGATCATCAAACCACATAAGTTATTTATTCTCTGATGGCTTTACAGCTTTTGTTTTAGGTGCAGGTGCTTTTTTAGGTGCAATCTTTACATCAGGTACAGGATCTCCCATACTTGCTATAAGAACTCCACTTTGGAATGGGCAATTTTTGCCTTTACCAAATTTGCCTGTGGCACTATCTTGCCAAACAAAATCTGATTCTTTTTCTATAAACTTCATATTTTTATTCTCCTCATGGAAAGCAGAGCCAATCACTTCATTACTCATAACAAAAGATTGACTCTGTTTATTTTCCATATCAATTAGCTATTATTCAATATCATTAATTCTTGTGAAAGCTTGTGGCTTATACACAGCTAAAGCATATCTTAATGATGCTTTAACAGTAAGAATATCTTTGCCAAAGTCCCCATCTGCAGCAGAATCTGAAATTTGTAATTCCATTCCTCTCCTGAAAACATGGTTAGCAGCTAAAGATCCACCAAACTTACCTACAACTACATCAATAGTAGTAGATACAGCTCCACCAATTTGTGATGATTTAACAACAGGCAATCCCCAGATAGTTGGGCTACCTGCTTGAGCAGATACTCCAAGCATAAAGTTATTGTTGCCATCAACTTGTCCAGCAAGTGCTTCATAAGCAGCTGGGCTCATCAAGATAGCATCTGGAGCTAATTTTCCATTTGTTTCAATATCTTTAATACCCTGTAGGATTGTTCTTAATTTACCACCTGCATTAGCTGGATATGCTCCTGCTGTGTAAGTGATAGTATTTATTCCTGTTTGTTGTGTAAGTCCTTTAATATCTGGAGCTACACCACCACCAACTAGGAATTGTTTTTCTAATCTTTGCATTACATGATTTGCAAGTCTGCCATCAAAGTATGCTCTAGCTCCTGCTTGATCCTCAAGTAACTCTGCTGTTATAGGCAAAGTTGTGATGAATTTTCTTACAGGTGCTGTAATAGCACTATAAGTAAAAGCATCCTCTGGGGCTGCAGCAGCTTCAGCTTTTTCTGAAGCATTATTTGTTGCTGATTCTTGCAAAAAGTAATAGGTTGTTTGATCTGTATTAATAGAATCTACTAAGTCTAATGCAGGATTGGGATCTGGCTCTATAGCAGGTATAACCTGACTATAAACAGTATCTCTAGTCCAAACAGAAGTAGTCATAGTAGTTTTTGCCTCAAAAGGCACATTCTTTATACCATGATCAACAAAGGAATTGTAAGCCTTTGATTCTAAGAATTGTTGTCCAAGTGATTTTGGAGCTTCAACTTCTGGCTCTCCATAAACAGGCATTCCAGAAACTTTTTTAGAAGCTTCCATATCATCATTGTTAGCATTCTTAACAGATTCAAGATCCTGTAATTCAGTAATCTTATCTCCTAAAGAAGCTAATTCATCATTTCTACTTTTAATTGTTTCTTTTTGATCTGATGAAAGTTCAGACATATCCTTAACAGAATCAAAAATTCTAGCAAGTTCCTCTGATTTGACAGCTTTTTCAGCTCTCATTTCTTTTAATGTTGCCATTATTTTCTCCTATTTCAGTTATTTTTCATTATGTTCTTTTGAACATCTATGAATAGCTCATTATCTTTAACAGGATCATAACCATACTCAGCTAAGACATCATCCAACTTAGAATAAATTGCATTTAGTCCTGCTATGTAAGTAGTTACCATATCTGTAGATTTCTGGCTAAGTGTCTTTTTTTCAGAGTTTTTTAAGGAAGCAAGATCCTCAATCCTCTCTGTGAATGCCTTTAACTCCTCAAGAGAAGCTACAGCATGTTCTCCAAGCCTCATACCCTGTTGGGATGATTTGCTGATACCTGTATCAGTTTCACTTGAAATCTCTAAATCTTGTTTCATATCTTTGGCACATTTGCCATCTTTTCCATAAGTGCATTTTTTCTTGCCATATTTTTTTTCTTTTTCATTTATGTAATCATTATGAGTTGCACATGGCATATATATTACAGAGCCATCATCTTTCTCATGAGTATGAGTTCCCTCACAACCAATCTCTTTTGCTCTTTCTGCTGCCTCTTGTTGTGTTGTATATTCATCTGTGCCTACTTGCTCTTTTACTTCCTCAAACTCTGTGTCCCAATCATCATAAGCTTCTAAACCTGACTTAAGAGCTTGAACAAAGCTATTCTGTTGAGCTCCTACAAGAACAGGAGATACTTCCCAGACTTTTACATCTTGAAGCACTCTTACAGGAACTTCCTCTCCTTTAGAATCTATATGAGAAGCTTTTTCTGATTTCATTACTTGAAACCCATAACTGAATTGTTGCATATCTTGCATAGCCTTTACAGTTTCATAGGCTTCTTTACCTGCTTCAGTATTTAAAAAATATCCCTTAAACACAGCTTTTTGATTATCTGTTTCTATAACACCTCTACCAATTACTTTGCTCCAATCATGATTCCATACTAAAGGCACTTTATTGCCTGTATATCCTGATCTAAGAGCATTAGCTTTAGTTACATCATTGTCACTATCTATAGTGTCAAATAATGAAAAAACTGCCTCTATATATCTTGTATCTCCATCCTCTTTAAGCTCAATAGGAGCATTCTTGTAGGATAAGTTCTCTGGTCTATCTATTTCATTCATCTATTACCTCAATATAAGCTTCTGTGCATCTGCAATTAGCTATCAAACTAATTGGAGCATTAGGATCTCTAGGAGCATCCAACTTAATACCATTATACAGATAAAAACTATTCAGAGGAACTCTTTGATTGTCTAGCTCAAAATGTGCTTCTCTGACAACTCCATCTCTATAAGAAATCCATTCTTTTTCTAAAGTCTTGCCTGTAGCTTTAGCAGCTCTTTGTTGACTCCAAGATGCAACTTTACCAACTTCTGTTCTAGCTATATTCTTAGCTCTACCTAAGTTCTGTCCTCCTAGTACTGTATTAATTCTATTTGCTAATTGATTGAAAAACTTATCTCCATCTGGTGTTCCTGCAACAGGATTAACTATTCCTAGCTCCTCAAACTCTTTTATTGTCTTTGTTATCTGTGTAGTAATTCTTTTCTTTGTAGTTGCATTTAGGTCATTCATAACTTTCTTAGCATTATCTTGCACAAAGTTAGATGCTTGTGAATCTTGAAATAATGATCTAACTTCTGCAGGTACTTCTCTTTGCCCTCTATAAAAGCCATTATCTACAACTTTCTTTATAGTCCTGCCCTCTGGTAGTAAACCAGATAGAGTTCCAAATACAGTTCTAATTGCTTGTTGCTCTTCAATTTGTACTCCTAAATCAACTGGCTCTGCTGCTTTAAAGTTTTCTTGTGCAGGAAAGAGATTATCCCAAGTTCTAACAGACATATCATCCCCAAGAGAATAGAACAATGGTAGTAATTCTTTATCAAACTTAGATCCATTTAAAAATATATCTACATTAGTTTCTAGTGCAGATAAATCATGACTAGCTTTTGCAACATTAGATAGCCCTCTCCTCTGTCTGTTTAATTCTTTTGCATAAATATTAGACATATACTCACTCCAAGCATTCTCTAATCCATTTATAGCTTTCCAGAGTTCTTTCTTTTCTATCTCTGTTCTGTAATGTTTAACAGTAGGAAGTCCTAATATCTTGACTGTTGGCTCTTGCCATCCATACAATGGATAATTAAAACTTTTATTTTCTTTAAGCTTATCTGCTTCTTTAGTTGCCCAATTAGCAGCTCTCATCTTATTA